GATTAATAAGGTTATGGAGCTATTAGAATATGATGAAAAGAAATTAGTTGAGCTAAGATATTTTAGTAAACCAACAAAGAGCTGGACAAGTATAGCTCAGGAGCTTAATCAATCAGTTGATAATTGTATTAAAGTAAGAAGAAAGATAATAAGTAAAATATCTGAATTATTATTTTAGTATTATTGTATTATTATTTTAGTATTATATTATTGAAAGATTACAGTTTTAAGTTATTTTAACGTTATATAATAGTATCATAGGAAATAAAGTAAGAGGCACTTAGTTAATAGCTAGGTGTCTTTTTTATTGTAAAGAAGTAAAGGAGTGATAACTGTAAATATGGATAATAAAGAATTAAGTCAACAGCAATTAAAAGCAATTGAGTTATTACTCAAAGGTACGAGTATTAACGATATTGCAACTATCACTGGTGTTAGTAGACAAACAATATCAACATGGAAGAATAAGAATGAAGTGTTTAAGGCTGAGCTTGACAAAAGCTTACAGGACTTAAAATCTGAGGTTAACAACAAGATACTACTTAATATAGAGCCATTAGTTGATAAGCTTGTTAGGATTGCCCTTAAGAGTAATAGTGATAAGACTTCATTAGATGCT